ATCGGTCACCCCCTAGGCTCAGGATGCCCTTGGAGGACCCGCCGTTTCTATTCTGCACCCTTGCCCTTCGCTGGCTTGCGCACTCGTTGACTGGATGTTTCAAACTGGAATTTGTTTGTGAAGCCTCGCACCAGCGCGTTGGTCTGCGAGCGTGAGAGGTTGAGCTTGCGACTCAACTGCGCTTGGTTCTTGATGCCAAGCTCAGGGGCTTGCATTAAAAAGCCGAGCGTCATTGCGCGATTGTAAACGCCGCGCTGCTGAAAGTTTCCATCGTTGGTGATCCAGTTCACCACCTGACCGAGAGCCATACTCATTTCATCCATCGAGTAGCATTCACCCGTTGTGGTTTGGTTGGGTTGCATCGTATGGAACGGATCAATGAGCGGGTGCGCCACCCCGTTTGCCCACTCGTATTGTCCACCCACATCGCCGAAGTTGCTGAACGCCATTGAGTGTTTAGACACTCTGCACGCTTGGTTACTCCAGCGGGAAAGGTAGTTTGATGCTCACTCGTTTACGCTCACGCCCTTGAGCCATATTTCATTTCTCATTCTTCGGGGGGATTTCATGCGTCCATCCGTTTTCTACGCAAGCCTCGGCGCGCAATATCCGAAGCTCGAACGCGCGGAAAAATGCGTCAATTGCCTCCTGCTCCATCTCGCCAATCGTATCGAGGAAGCGGGGTTGCTTCGCCTTGTCCCACCTCTCGCGAGCAACGCGATCAAATCGCGTAACGATCATTTCGCGGATGTCGTCTGACGTCCATCCCTCGCGCCAATAAATAGGGAAGTGTTCGTATTTTTCGTCGGTCGCCGGTTTGTTGTTTGGCGGTTTGTATTTGTCGTTTGTTTTCCTGTTTGTTTTCATTTTTTCTTGTCCCGTATCATCTGCCTGATCCTTTCAGCCAGTTCAGGGTCGTAAATCTTGACGCCAATAAGCACGCTCTCAAGCTCGCTGCGGGTGTAGTCCTTGGGGTTGCCCTTGACCACATTTCTGGCTGTCTCAAGCCACGCTTTTTTTAGTGCTGCTTCCATCATTCGCCACCCCCTTCGCATTTGCACATCGGTTCCCCGCACCAACGGCAAACCAGTTTCGCATTCTGTTTAATCATTCGCGCCTCTGCCCGCTGAAGTTTCAAGCGCAAGGCAAAGATGTAGAAAACCAAGTCAATCGCCTCGTCCTCGATCTCATTCAGCAGGTCGCGGTCAACGATCAGCCCTTGATGCTCCGCCTGCCCCTTGTCGTATTTCTCGCGGGCCTTGGCCTTGAAGCGCGCAATGGCGTGCTCACGCACCTCGCTCGGCTTTATGTTTTCCAAGTCGATCATGTTAATTTCTTAAAAACGGGGTATTTCTCATCGGGGAAATTGGGTGATTTTAAGAAATTCCGCCGATCATTTTTATGGTTTTTTGACTGACAAACTTTTTTGTCGTTCATTGGTGATCGTCAAATACTCTGCTTCTCCTTCGCGATGCTTGCCAGTTCCTTGCGCACCTCAAACCAGCGGGTCTTTGCCTTGGGGTCATCCCAAATGAAATCGCCTCCGGCCACCTCGGCGCGATGCCGTTCCAGCTTCCCCTTCTCCTCCTCGTAAGCCTTGGCCTTGATGTCCAGAGCGTAGGCGTTTGATGATGCGCTGCCGCCCGTTCCACGCCCCTTGCTGGTTGATGGCTCGGCTCGGTTCTTTTCAGCCCAACGCTTGAGGGCGGTTTGCCAATTGGTAATCCTCAACCCGCTTGCCTTCAGCCAGCCCTGCGACTCGTAGTGGTCGAAAAATTCCTCTGCCCATTCCGGCTTGCATCCAATCATCGAAGCCTTCGCCAAGACGGTTTCAAGGTCAGGTGTTAATGTGGAAGCTGAAGTTGAAGTTGAAGATGAAGATGAAGATAGGGTGCACAAATCCGTTACATCACCGTTACGAAAACGCCTCATCCGCTCGGTATTCTTGGCCCTTTTCTCCGCATCGCGTACCATTCTGCGACTGAAAATGACCCCGTTTTTGTCCAAAGATGGTACAGAAAGCGACATAAGTTGGTCAAGAAGGCGACGGTATTCGCGCGTAGAAACGCCACAACCGCGACAGATTTGCCGTTGCGTCATCGGCTTGCCGCCCACCTCAAGCCGTCCGTAAACCTCGGCGTCGTGCATTAGCATCATCATCCGGAACCAAAGCCCTTGAGCCGCGAGCGAGCAGCAACTAACTGGATCGCGCAACCAATCGCCAACGTAGAATTGGATTGCCGGAAGCTTGCCGCTCACGTCACCGCCTCCAGCAGCCAGCGGATTGATGCGTAAGCCCCTACGCCCATAAAAAACAGCATGACCAGAAAGGTCAGCACTCTGCCTATTCTCATCACCATCAGGGTCGGCCCAACCCAGCGGCCTACCTTCTCGGCGTCCTCCTTTAGTTTCTTTGCCTTGGCTCGCGCCTTGCGGGCGTCGTCCTTTTGCTTTTGTGGTGTTGTCATAAATCATCCTCGCTGTCTGCCAATTCTGCTGGCCCTTCAAATTCGCACTCAAGGTCTTGGGCCTTTGCCTTCTCGATTGCTTCTTGCGCCAAATCCTGCACCTCACTGTATGCGGGCAGTTTACTGGTCGTCATGATGTCAACGCTGGTCGTTACTTTCAGGTGGTGCAGGTATGCTTTCATTTTTCCAAAGGGCTTCTCTCTGCGTCGTCCATCGGGACAAAGGTTTGCCAAGCCCATTCGTAGCCGGATTGGCAAGGCCGCTTGACGCGCATATATTTCTCGTTGTAGCGAAAGGTAAATGAGCCGTCGCCGTTGGTGATTTGTTTGACCAGAAAGAATGTCTCGTCCAGCAAGCGCATAAACAGCAGCGTCGGCACTCCAAACAGGATCGACGCCCGTTGAGCGTTGCCGAGCTTCACGCTGCCAAGGATTGCCCGCCCGCCATACTTGCCAAACAAGGTGGCCGCATCAAAGTTGCGACACTTGGCCTCGTAGATGTAAGCCACCTCGGTCGTCATTGATTCCCTGTTGCACGTCATAATCATGCCGTCCATCGGCGCGCGCGCTCCGGCCCAAGTGTCCTTTGGTGATTCAATGGCAATAAGGTCGGAGCGGGTGCAGGCGAACGCATTCATCATATCCCTTTCGGCATTTGAATAAGCGCGTCCGAGGTCGGTAGATACGCCCAACCCGCTCCGGTTTTTTCTCATATGCAAGGAGGCATAATGTGTTGAAGAATCGACCTCGTTTGTAGATTAGAATGGTACATCATCATCGGGATCGACAACGTGTCTGGATGCTGTCGTTGGCGGCGTAATAATGCCCTGCGGCAAATCGCCAAATGTCTTGGCGTTCCCAAGGATCGGCCCGCGCTCTCCGGCTTCGCGCTCCTCCTTGCTCACGCTTTGCACCACCATATGACTGTCACCATATTGACTGTCCGGCGTTTCGATCAGGGTGAGGTCGCAATATTTTGGGCTCACCGGCTCCTCGCCACCTCGGTCTTGGGGCTTGCCTGTTATCAGTCTGCCCTTGTCGATTTTCGTTACGTCAATGCTTATGCTAATTACTGCCATTTCGTTCCTTCCGTTCTGTTTGTTTCCGTTTCTCCCGCAGGGCGCACATACACTCCCGCTGGATTTTCAACCGCGCCGCCTCTGCCTGTTCTGGCGTTTGACCAACGCCGATTGAAATTCGTTCTGCCTTGGGCAGATGCACCCAGCCCATCAGGATGCCGTAGGCAACTATCTGCGGAGCATTCGCGCGCAGGTATTCGTTGTCGGCCTGTTGCTCCTTCATCACTTGCCCGCCCTCCTCCGGCCTGAATCAAGCAGCGCGTGAGATAGGATCAGCAGCGCGTCACTTGTCTTGAGTGTGATTTGCTTCCTGATCTCCGGCCAACGCCGCTGCGCCTCGCCCTTCAGCTTGTTCTTCCATTCGGTCTGGCTTGTCCCTCGCGTCCGGCTCATTGCAACGGTCTTTTGCCACTTCTGCGGGCGCACCAAACGCACGTCGGCGTTCAGGGCTTCGAGGAGGCCAAGGCAGAAACCGAAATGCTTGCCCAATACAAAGGCGCGACTGCTTGGAATGTTCTTGCCGCAGTAACTCGGCACGTCCTCAACGTAGGCAACCAGCCGCCAACCCTCATCCTCGCAGTTGCTCGCCGTCTCGCGAATCAACTCGATGAGGTCGCCATCGGTGGCGGGCATCGGCAGACACGCCACGCTGCCAAGCGGCCCAAGGATGGCAATGCCGCCGCTCTTGCCGGGATCAATTCCGAGCGTGTATTGTTGCGCTGGCATATTCCGGTTGCTCCTTGTTCAACTCAATAAACAGGCGGTACATTCCCTCCTGCGATTCCTTCAGCTTTTCGATGGCAAAGAGGGCAAGCGTTGCCTGTTGCTCATCCTTCAGGGATGACGCCAAGCTGCCCATCGCCTCCGCTGCTGCGATGATGGATTCCGCCGCGCTGCTTGCGGCCTCATGAATTATTCTCTGTTCGTTTGGGCTCATTTTTTTATCAATCTGGGTTTGCCCTCCTTGGTTTCGATTAGGTGACCGAGCTCCTTGTCGATCACCACCCTTGCCGCCTTGGGGCTGACGCCCGCCCTGCGCGCCACCATCCGCTCAAGCTCGGTGGGTGAAATTTTGATGCCATCAAGTTCCGCGCGGCTTAACATCCCCAACTCAAGGATGCCCTCGCGCATTCGTTGAGGGTCTGAAACGCTGCGCAACTTGCTGCCGTTGCGTAACTCCCACCCGCTGACCGCTTCAGGGTCTGCTGTAATCAACTCCTCTGCCCGCCCGCGAATGTCCTTGATGCACTCCGTTGCAACCCTTGAAAGCTCAAGCAACCGAGGCAAGTCCTCCACCGCAATCAGCGCGCCATTCACCTTGGCTACCTCGGCCAGTTGGGCGTTGGCCTCCGGACAGGTCGGGCGGGCTCGGCAGTATTTACAAGCCGCCGCCGTTGCCGTTCGTCTGGCCTTGGGATTGATGGCCGCTTGCAGGATGCGCAGCACCTCGTCGCGCGCCTCGCGCAAATCGTTCTTGGTGTAGGCCACCACTTGCGGCTGTTCGAATGCCTGAATGATGGCCACCAGAATCACGTCAGCCTTGTGCGTCTCGGCCACCAAGACCGCCAGCGCGCGCAACTGTAAATTGTCAGGGCTCTCCGGCACATCGCCTCGGCCTGTCTTGTAATCGATGACCAGAAACTTGCCGTCCTTGCTGCCAACAAAATCCGGCATCCCAGAAAACCGATAATCGCCAAGCGTCTTGTCGCGCATAAAATACCGCTGCTCCTTCACCACCTTGTCAACGCCTTCAGGAAAATGGTGGTCAACAAGGGTGTCCCGCTTGCGCATAAGTTGGTGGTAAATCTCAAGCTCATCATCGGCAAGCGTCAGCGTCTCCCCCGCAAGTGCGGAGTGAATCAGCGTGCCGCGCGTGGCGTCAGGGCTTGCCGGTGGTTCTGGCAAATTCTTTTCCGCATTCCATTTGCCGTTGCAGTCGGCCACCCCCTCAAGGTAGCTGGCTGAAATAAATCCCTCTCGTTCGTCCATTCGTTCCATTCCTTTTTGCAGTCGATAAAACCCCACCGCCGCGCCCTGCAAAACAGCGCGGCGATGAGGATGGTTGTTACCGTTGATTCGCGTAGCGTTTGTCTGGCCTCGGCTGGGCAACGGCTTGGGGTTTGGCCGACATAGCCGCACCCGCATCATCGTCCTCGCCCTTCACCGTCAAACCCACTTGAGCGCAAAACGTATAGCGGCGCGCGTAGCTAATCGCGGAAGCGAATGCGTGTGCGTCGGTCTTGTCCTTCGGGTGGAGCGGATGTTGCGAGGCGATCCATTGGCCGGAAGTGTGCAAAAGCAGCGACCAGAGTTTTGTGGCTCCAGTTTGATCCGGCCAAAGCACTTGCGTGAGGGCAATGCCGTTGGCGTTAAGCTTGGGCAGAGCCTCATCAAAGCAATCGGGAAGGTCGGCGTATTTATATTTATGCGCCACCTTGGTCTTGGTGACGGTCTTGATTGATTGCTGCACCTTGATGAGTGCGGGCACAATCTTATCCACCTTGGCCGAGGTCATCATCGTCTCGACCGTCGGCTTGTTGGCTGCTCCATTATTGGGAACAGGTTTGTGTTCTGATTTGGCTTGTTCTGTTTCCGCCATTTGTTAGGTTCCTTTCGCGTTCAGGGCGTCAGCCCTTTTCGTTGTTGTAAAGGCGACCAGCGGAAAATACTGCTGGTCGTCTTTTTTGATTTCCCAAACCGCAGCGGTTCGCCCGCTGGCGTTCTGGCGTCGTTGCCCGCTGTCCTGCAAGTACCCTCGCTTGACCAGTTCGGCCACTCGCGGGCGGGCGGTCAAAATGCTGATGCCGAGCCTTTGCGCAATCTCATCAGCGGTGTGGTTGCCCGCATCGAATTGGCGAATGATCCGCCGCTGCAATTTGTAGCGCAACGGGTGGATGGCCTTGAGGGCGTCGAGGTGGGTGGTGGTCATTTGCTTTGGATTGACTTCAGGACGTTGCAGAATAATCGGGCAACGTCGGTGTCGTTTGCGTACTCGTACCCGTAAGGAGCGAGGTCGAGGGTTGCGCGTTCGGCGTTCACTCGATCCCAAGCTGCGCGCCAATCGGTGTGGGGTGTGGGTTTTTTCTTCATTGTTGTTTGTTCTCCTTGTTCTTGTTTTATGTTGGGGGTTAAACCCCCGCAAGTAAAATCCAACAGTTAAAGGGGAGGGCAACATTTCAACGCTTCTGCTTCTGCGTGCCGATGTCCTTGTCCTCGCCCAATCTCTCCTTCAGTAAGTCGCGCATGAAATCGCTGGTGGTCATTCCGTCCCGCTTTGCTTCCGCATCAATTCTTCGCTTGAAGTCAGTGGTCACAAAACAGGCCAGCATTTTCATTCGCTTATGGTTTCGGCCTCCGGCCATTCGTCTGTTGGGTTGTCGTTTTCTGTAAAGTCCTCGCGCAACTCCGCTTCGCCTAGCGTCTCGCACTCGATGGCGTCCCGCACCATTTCCCGCACCGCCTTGCCCAAATTCTTGCAGAATCTATCCTGCAAAAACTGAACCTCGCGGGCGTTGAGCTTGACGGTAAAATTCTTCATTGCTTGCCTCACATAAGTATTACCGTCTTTCGGGGTGGGTGTTTAACGTAAACTTTTTAAAAGTTGCCCCCTAGTTACCCCCCACAAAAAAAGCGCGACCGTAGCCGCGCCTGTTGGGGTTGGGGGTGGGGTTAGAGTTTGTCAGGGGTCAGGCTCCAGAGCTTCAGCGCATACTCGCGCTTGAGCAACCGACCGTTGTCGGCCTTTTCCTCGCCGGTTGCATTCTCCTCCGGCTTGCCGAGGCTGGTGATTGAGTTCTCATAATGCGCCTTGCTCACGTCCATCGAGTGGCCCGCAATCTGGTTGGTGAGTTCCATATTGGAGTAGGCGTGTTTGTGGTAGCTGCAAAAGGCGTGGCGCAAGGCGTCCTTCGGCCACTTGTCCCATCCGGCATCCTTGTAGATTTTCTGGAACAGCGTCCGGTGCTCGCCCGCTTGCTTGGCGTTCGCCCGCCAGTTGCGCCACTTCAAGCCGCCCGTCCCGTCGTCGGGCAGGTAGCCGTCGGTGGGCTCCAGCCATTTGCGCAGCGGCCCGCAGTCGTCGATCATAATGACGCGAGGATAACCGCCCGTTTTTGGATCGTTGATTTTGATGTATCCCTCCTTGAGCGAAACGTCGTCGGCGGTCATGCGGTCAACCTCCTCCGGCCTGATGCCAGCGAATAAGCAGAGCGCGTAATAACTGATGGCCTCCGGCCTGACCTCGTTCACCTTGCGCAGCAGTCGCTTGAGGCTCTCAATGCTGAACAGGATTGGCGGGCGTTGGGTTTTCTTTTTGCGCTCAACCTTGGCCGCTGGATTGCTGCCGATGAACTCCTGCACCACGCACCATTCCAGAAACGTGTTGATGCCGCGCAAGCTGGTGTTGTAGCTGGTCGGGTTCTCGTACCGCTCAAGATGCGCCTCAATGTGCAGCTTCGTCACGTCGGCAACCGCGACCTTGCCCGCCTGTTTGATGAGCCCGTCGATGCCGGTGCAGTAGCCAACAACGGTGGACTGCTTCACGCCCGCCTTATTCTTGGCCGCTCTGAATTGCTTCTTGGCCTCCTCCAGCTTCACACCATTGCTGGGTGCGATGGGTGCGGCGGTGGCAACCGTCAGGCCGTTGCCGTTGCCGTTGCGGTGAGCCTCAAAGAAGGTCAAAGCCTCGCCGAGATCATAACCGCCATCCTGCGAGCGGAGGTAAGCCGCCGAGAGGCGAATGCGGTCGTCGCTGCCAAGGCCAATGAAGGTGTCGCCGAGCTTGGCGTATGCGTCGTTCTCGTTGCGTGCGAAATTGGTTGCGGGCTCAATGTCGCGGAAGAATTTCTGCACCCGTCGCGGCCCAAGCCGCCCGTAGACAAAGAAACGCTCTTGACCAAGTTGGTTGTCCTTGGCGGTGACGGTTAGTTTTCCGAATGTGATTGGTGTCATAATTTAGCCTTTAGCTGATTGTTGGGCCATTGCTGCGCTCGTCGTCCTCGGTTTCGCCGCCGGTCGTCCAGCCGCCAAATGTGCCGTCGCGTTCCTCGTCGGGCGGGTCGTTGTCGCTCACCTCGCCGAAAGCTTGGTGGCGGCCTTGGCCGAGGTAGGGGAGGTCGGTTGCGTCGATGAAACGAATGGAGGCGTTGCTTAAGCAAAAACCCTCGAGCGAGGCGGCGCAGCTAATCATATGCCGAATCTCCTCGGCGGCGAAACCAGCGTTGCTAACTAGGGCTTGATTGCGCCGCCTATCCACGCCGAGGGCGAGTTGGGCAATTGCCTTTTCTACCCTTGAGGTCGTTGCGGCATTGAGTTGATGTTTGTTTATTTTCATATTCGTTGTTGTGTTCAGGTTGCGCGGGGGTTTTACCCCCCGCTGTAAAATTAGTTAGCAAAGGGCGCATCGGCGGGCAACTTGATCTTGCCGGAAAAATCAGCTTTCGCAATCGCGTTCAAGTGATGGAAAATTGCTGTTTTGTTTTTGCTCGTTTCCTTCGGCCAATTCGCCTCGACGTATTCGGCAGTATTTTTCGGCCCGCCATAAAGCTCGACGTGCCGCCTTGCCGTTAACATTTTAGGAGCATCAAAAAGGCGGGTTTTTGTTTTTTCGGTGAGTTCGTTTTGGTTGCTTGCTTTGTTCAAATTGATTGCCTCCCCCTCGATTGTTTCGAGGAGGGTTTCGATCTCTTTCTGCTTGCGGGTGTACCATCTGCTTCCGCATACCAGATTTGAAAGTTCGTCCAGCGCGGCGTCGTATTTTTTTGTCGTTGGGCTTTTGAATTGGTTGCTGATGGTTGTCATTTTCGTTGTTGTTGTTTCGTTGTTGTTGTTGTCGCTCACTGATTAGAGAATGGGAGTTAAACCCCTTTTCGTCAAGAAATACTTTAACCTTTTTCAACCTTTTTTATGGCTCAAGTTTGGCACAAGTGGCGAGGGGTTGAGAAAATTGGTCGGAGCGGCGCGATTCGAACGCGCGACCTCCTGCTCCCAAAGCAACAGTCTGCCCCTAAAATCCCTTAAAAACAAGCCTCGAAAGGGTGGTTTGCCAATATTAACCGGAGCAAGGTGCTCGGTTGCCCCCTCTAATTTGGCTGGGGTCACTTATTACCTGCGGCCAATCAAAGGCTGTTAGAAACGATTCTAAACGCCAAGAAAGCCCACTCCTGCGAGGGGCAAGGTGTGCGATTACTCGCTCAAATCAAAGAAAACCCAACCGCCCTGCAGCTCGGCGATGGAGCGGATTTCTTCGAGTCGGTTGGTCAGGGTGTCCGTCGCCAGCGCAAAGATGATCTGCTGCGCGATGAAGCCGCCGACCATAATGATCGCCAAGGTGCGCCAAGAAAAAAGGCCAGCGCGCTGCTTGCAGTTCGCGTGTCTCATTTGGGGCTCAGGCTTTCTTAAACTTGTAGGCAACCACCACCGCCGCGAATGCCATCACCATCAAGGCGGTATCGGCGGCGAGGTTGAAAATCCATTCAAGCAAGCTCAAGTAGAAATATACGTTGTTCTCCATCCATTACATTAGACGCTTTCAGGTTCGGATTCGTTAGCGTTAATTTGTCCCGCCTCCTCCTCCCACTTTCCAATCGGGCAGTGCGATGTTTCGAGCCAGAGCTTGAAGCCGGAGCAACCGCAAGCCCCGCAGCGGCCTACGCCTTGGAAAGCGTTCGGGCTCCACATCTCGCACCCTTTGCAAATCTCATGCCGCCGCTCGTACTCGTCCCTGTCGGCAATCGGGAATCCGGCTTTTGCCCAGATCGATGTTGCCCCTGCAAAGTTGTCGGCCAGTTCCAGGAGGTTAGGTCGGCGTGGCGGGATGGGGTGGATGGGGTTGCTCATAAGATTTCTATAAACTCAATGCCGCCGCGAATGATGACGGTGAAGTCGCCTGACTGTTCGCCGTCCTCCGGCTCGCCCTTGTCGTTGGTGTAAAGTGATGTGGCCAAAACGATGTAGTGCTTGGTCTGTTTCACAAGCTGCCCCTCGGTCCAGCACTTCGAGGGCTTCGCGTCGGAGAGCAGAGCGTTGGTGTGGTTGCAATAATCCCACCACCAGACGCGGCAGCGTTCGCCTACTTTTGGCTGTTTCCTTTTGGCAGTCATTGCAGCAGATGCCAAGCCTCGCGGTACTTTTCCCACTCACATTCGCGGCCATACCGATGCGTGCCGTTCTCGAAAAATACCAGCGTTGCCGCTTTGCGCCCCGTCACCTCCTTGGCCGGAATGATGAAGCAAGCCCAAGGCAGCACCACAATCGCAAAGTCAAAATCCTTGGCGGAGTACGCTTCCGATGAACTCACCCCTCGCCCCATCCTGACGTAGTAGCTTGAGGTGGTTCGCTTGTCTGGTTTGTGGCGGGATTTAACCTGAAGGCGGTTGACCTTGCCGCGCCAGTCAGCGATCAAGTCCCAAGTGGCCGAGTCGCCAACCGGCCAAGCGCAATCAAAGCCGCGCTGCACCAATAGCCAATGCACCTTGGCCTCGGCTTCCTCGCCTTTGCGCTTGCTTCCCTTTTCCAAAATCAATCAGATTCAAGTTGCTCCTCAAGCCGGTTGATTGTCTGCAAGGCGTCCCGCACCCACTCTGGACTTGCCAAGGTTGCGGCCTCGAAATCTGGCCGCGCCATTAGACGCGCGCTATTCTCCAGCTTCATCGTCACGCACCCCGCCGCCATCAGCAGCAAGAATGCGAGTAATGGCATCGTCAACCTCGTCGTCCTTCCGTTCACGTCTCTTTGCAGCATCCACCCGTTTGAGATGTTGGTTCAGTTGTCCCATCGCCGTCGCGAGCGTTTCAAGGCTGGCCGCAATCTTGGGGATCGCAGCAAGGGCGGCGAGCAAGCTCATTTTTTCTTGGCAGCATACTCCTTCAAGGCATCCACCACCGACTGCCCGCCGATGTAGCAGGGCACAATGACCACAATTGCTGCAATGAGGCTTTCAGCCAGTTTCGGCTCAAGGTTGAGCCAGTCGGTTGCCATCACCAGCAGCAAGCCGCCAATGGCCATCCAGAGTTTGCGCGATTTCAGTTTTTCTTTCATGTTTGTTATTCCTTGTCTCGCCACGCTTGGCGGATTTTTATGCAAGTCCAGACTAGGGTTGCGAATAGAAGCAGGCAGGAAAGTATCGTCTGCACGTTGCTCAAGTTGGCAATGGCCAGCGAGCCGCCGTTAATCGTCATTACTTTTGCGATGTCAAAAACGTGCCCGTTCATGCCTTCTCGCTCCGCCTTCGTTTCAGTAGCTCGTCAGTTGCCTTACGGCGATGCGGTGAGTGCTGGCGACAACACCATTGCAGGTCGTCATCGCTTAACTCCTCAGCGTTGGTTCCGTCCCCGTCAATGAAGGCTTGGCCGTCAACGCATACCTTGTGAAATTTCGCCAGAAACTTCACTGCCTCGGCCAGCTCATCCAGCGTGAGGTCGTCGGTGTCTTTGCCTTGCAGAATGTTTTTCGTGTTATCAGTCATAATTTACAATTTGTACCACATCCCTAACGTGCCGCTGGCATACCAGCCAGTGACGGCATCCGACACCAGAGTAAGCTCAAGGTCGTAGTAATACCCCTCGATTGTTGTGAAGCCGGAACCTGCACCGTCTGTTATTTCGTAGGCTGTATAGATCAGGTCGGAGCCGGCTCTCGTAATGTTCATGTATTCATAATTAGAGTCCTTGATAATAAAAGTTAAGCGCGTCCCTCCGTCGACACTTGATGCCGCTGGCAGCGTGACGGTTAAGGTGGCCGCTGCGCTGGAATCATCCCAACGGTAAACGTGATCCCCGACTGCGGTGGCTGTATACGTTGTGCCGGAAGCTATCGTCGTGGACTCTCCTACCGGCGGAATGTCATAATAAGGCGGGTCGGAAAACTCCAAGGCATCCCCAGCAGGGTTGACGCGCAAGAGCTGGAGTGCGTCACCTATAGGTTCGGGGAGCTCAAGCTTTAGGCTTGGGGGGTTAACAAGAGCAATCAAACTGTCGCTGGTCCACAATCTCCCAATCCCCCAAGTTGCTTCGCTGGTTGTAAGAGTGTCCTTGCGCGTCAAATTGCCGTCGGCGTCCACTTGATAGCTAATCAACGTGCCGGTTGATGTGGATGCGGAGTAATAAGAGGCCGTATAAACAAAGTTGCCATCCCCGCCTACGCCTTGGTGGTACGTGGGGTCAGGTGATCCGCTTGCTCCTCCGTCATTATCAACGTGGGTTGGGTCGCCTGCGCTATCAACTGAGAATGACGAAAAGCCACAAGTGCCATATGCAATATAAACAAAAACGCCGTCGCCCCAAACATCCGTTGCCTGCGCGGTGGAGCAGGCTGGATTGATGCCGGTGCCGAGCACCGCAAAGCCGGCACTGTCCGAATATGATAACGAACGAACACCGCTGTTGCCAGTGCTCCAGTGACCTGCCGCAAAAAGGTAAGTGCCGTCGCTCCAGAGGCGGACGCCGGCAAAGCCGCCCGTTGGGGCATAAGTAATGGTATTGGTCAAAACTCCAGAGCTATCAACCGTAAATGCTTTTAATTTTGAGCCGGCTGAGTCCTGAGTAACGGCAAACACAACATCGTCGATGCCAATTGTTCCGGCCCAAATGGAAGTGGCAACGTCGTTCCCTGAATTGTCCCACGTGCTCAAATGCGTTAGGGCTCCATAGCCGTCCACCTCAAAAGAATGGATGCCAACGTCGGTGCCGGACACATTTGTGGCAGTAAAGACCATCTGCTTGCCGTGAAAGTAGGCTGTGGCAACACCTCTGGCATATCGGTCGTGGCTACTGCCTTGCGGGTCGTCGGTGTCTTTAAGCGTTAAATTCCCTGAACTATCCGCCGCCATTACCTGCAGCCCCTCATCTCCCGCAGCAAGGTAGATAAAGTTTGAGTCGCCTGTAATCCCAACAATGGCGTCGGGCGTTCCTTCGAGTAAAGTGTCAATCAACGCGAGGTTTCCAGTAGAATCAACGCTGAAGGATTGCAGGCCGATATATGCGCCGCTTTCAATTGACGCCCCAAAAACGAAACCAGACGCGCCAGTGGTCGGGGCGTCTCGTGGTGTGGGTAGCCATTTGCTTTCTCCTGCGTCCCACCTTAATAGCTGGTCGTCAATGAGTGCGCGTGAGCTGGTGTCTACATCGGTCAGGTCGTCAATGCCTGTAGCTCCTCCTCCGCCGCTGCCGCTCGCCGCTGCGGTTAATCGGCCTTGAGCATCAACGGTTATGTCTGCTGCCGTATATGATCCAGCCGTTACCGCTGTCGAATCCAAGTCCAGCGTAATGGTTCCGCTTGATGTGATCGGCCCGCCGGAATCAGTTAAGCCGGTTCCGCCGTCAACGGTTACGCTGGTGACTGTTCCCGAGCCGCCGCCTCCGCCGCCCGTTGTCTCTGTCCAGACGGCCGCGCCCGCAGTCGCATCAAGGCAGACATACTCTTTGTCGTTGGTTGTATCAACCCAGCGAGAGCCTACTGTATAATTGTCGTCCGTATCATCACCAGCCACTGGTGCGGTTGTTCCATTGATTTCGTTTTTTATCCACTCCGGCGTTGATGCTGATGAGTTGGTGCGCAACGTGTCCCCTGATGTCCCAATCGGCAACCGCACATTGTCGCTGCCGTCGTGGTGTATCATATCACCGCCCGTTGTGGTGGGGGCGAGATTGTCAAAAGCATCTTCTGCTGTACTGGCTCCGGTTCCACCAGTTCCGATGGCGACCGCCTGCAAACCCACCTGCCCGCCGGACACCGTAAAGGCTCCGGAATCAAAGCTGGCAATTCCCTTGTTTGTGGTCGTCGCGTCCTCGGCGGATATGGTCACCGTATCGCCGCTGACCGTTGTGTCCACCCCTTCACCGCCCGTAACCGTCAAGGTCGAATCAACCGCCGATGCCGTTGCCGAGCCTGAATCGGCGTCAACCGTTGCCCACAAGTTTGGCGAGGTGTTGGTTGCCGGAGCCCACGCAGAGCCATTCCACGCAAGCACCTCACCTGATGATGGCGAGGAAGCTGAAACGTCGCTTATGTCATCGAGGGCGTGGGAGTGAGCCGCAGAGGTTGGTGAGATTTCAAGCCAGACCGCAACGCCCGTTGATGAATCGGCCAAGACGTAAGCTGTATCGTTGGTGACATCCACCCAAAGACTGCCGACCGCATACCCGCCGCTGTCATCATCGCCTGTTGTCGGTGCAGCAGTCGCATCAAACTTGTTGAGCACATCGCCACTGTCGGCCAATTCAAATCCTGTCCCGCCGCTGTTGACCTTGAGAAACTTGCTTGCGGTTAATCCGGACAATCCGCTTGTGCCAATAATGTGCGCGTAATTGTAGTCGCCGGATTTCGTCCACTCGATTGTTTCCGAATCTTCAGCCGTTGCCGCAAAGCTATTGGCAAACGCGCTTCCGCTCGTCACGCCGCTTGGCGGAACGGTGGGGTTGGTGATGACATCTTTGTGCAGGGTAACGCTCTCATGCAGGACGGTGTGAAACTTGGTTGACCGCTCAACCTCAATTTCAAAGATGCGCGCCAGAGTCGAGCCGGAGGCATTCGTGAAGGCATCATTCAGCTCGGTGGTATTAAAAACTAGGTCAGCGGTAAACGTGTTGGCGGTGGTATCCTTCGTCCACGTCTCCTGAAGCACTTCTGGGTCCACATCCGGAAGGCCGATGCCAACTGCAATGTCGATGTCCGTCACATCAATAATCTGCATTGGCTCGGTGAAATTGCCTGTCGGCTCCAGCAGCGTGACCACTAAACGCATTGTATCCTCGCGAAATAATGCGGGCAGGGTAACGGGGAAATCGCTGGTCGCATTCTTGACCAGCTTTCGGTTTGCGGTATCTACGTAAAGTTTCAGTTCCATCGCTTGAAAGCCCTTTTATTTTGGCGGTTTGTTCGGGTTTTCAGAATGAAACGTCCCGCATAGTGGCAGCACCCGAGTCAACTAAAGGGCCAAGCAAAGATGCGCTTGCCGAGGGGCTGGCATTCACTCGCCCGCCCGCAGCAACAAAGAAAGCAGCGGTATCCTCGCTGGAAGTAATCGGGTCAACCGCCACCACGTCCCCAATGCTGGTGCTCGTATTGCTGACAGTATTCTGATTGCGGGTGGTAAAAGACCCCGCCACATAAAAAAAGTTAGCTGGAACAATTGAAGCTCCGACGGCTGAAAGGTCAATCAAGGTGAAGGTGTCGGCAGCATGATCCTCGATGTCTGATGCCTGAATGTTGCCGTTGCCTACGGGGTCAATTTTGGAAATGAATGCCCCTGCACTATAATAATCCGCCGCTGCCGCGCCTAATTGTGACACAATATTGTGCGTGACAACGCTGCTCATTTTAATGAATGAGCCTGAAGCATATAGTGTCCCGCCATTATCGGTCGCAGACCATCCGGCGGGGATGGGTGACACTCGGTACCAAGCATCTTGTTTTAAGTGAAAAATATCTGCCCCAGATTTGACGGTGTAATATGCCTCTCTTACGTCATAAGAATCCTTCGTTAGCATATAGCCAGCTTTGGCCAACACCCAAACGTCCTTGGTAACTTTCCAGCTCATTGGTACGATATTATAGCTGCTGCTTGGGTCAAACGACACGCCAAGGTGAAGGCATTTAGGCTGGCCGCTTATGGTGGTATCGTGAACGCCCGCTGTCGGGCGGGGGATGGAGTGGCTTGCCCCGAAGTGGTAATAATCCTGCTGACTTGTCTTGAGCGGAAAATTCTCCAGCCTTGCGTTGTTGTCGGGAGTGTCCCAAGAATAAAAAGTGGCATAAGAAACTCCGCGCTTTCGGCGCGGCCCGCCTTTCCATCGAACGCTATACCCACCCCTCCATTGGCTCACTTCCTCGCCTTCAGTTCCATCTTCAAAAATTGGCCGGAATGACCACGCTTGCCAGATTCCATTCCGCACCGCGCCTGTTGTGCTGACAGGGTGCTCCACTCGCACCGTCTTTTTCGTGAGCGGGCTGCTTTCTTGGTTCCAGAAAGCCCTCGTGTAACTCGACAACCCGCCTATTATAGGCCCATAGAATGTCTTGAAGGGGTCGCCGAGCAAGGGGTCTTGGCGTGGTAGGATCGCATAAAATTTTTCTGGTTGCCAAGTGAGCGGCATATTCAGTTCAGCCCCGAAAAGGTGGTAAGAGCAAGTGTAGTCCATTTGAGCAGGGGCACTCCGGTCCAGCACCGCATCATAACTCCAAAGGGGAAAAACCCAATTTGTTGCATTGGTGTCGTAGCTGACGTTGCCCGTCCATCGGGTTATCCTGACTTTAGCAACGGGCTTGGTGTATGCGTTTATCAACCACAATTGATTTGGTACGGGGCTGAGTTTGTGCAGCCGTACCGTCCACTGCTCGCTTGCAATTGACGAGTCCACATCGGAAATTGAGCCAGCAATTGTTCCGCCAGCGGTGTGGGTGAGGAAGTTCCTGCCAAGCGACTCCAATCCGTACGGCATTCCGCTGGAATGAGAAAAGTTTGGCGGCGGCATATCGCTCGGCAAGGCGTGCATCGTCACGTCGGACATCCAGACAAAAATTGCCCCCTGTAGAATGTGGTTGTTAGCATTGTGCGAAAAATATGGGTGAGCGCGCACCGCGTGCCCTGAGCCGCCATGATCGCCTTGCTGGACCGTTTCCCCATATGGCCTGTAAAATCCAGTGTTGTCGTGACCGCACCCCCACGTCTCAACCTTGTCTGCCCGCCCGAAAGGGTAATGCCCGTTAGACTGGAGCCAGTCTATGCGGAACGGGGTGGTTGATGCGTAGCTACTCTTGTCATATTGCTGATCGTAGGACTTATCGCGCTGCCTGTAATTGTCCATCGTCACCCCGCCGCTGTTCCACTTCAGGTGCGAGCTGTCCGTTGCCCCATCAAATCCAGTAGTGCGGTTTGTGACGGGTTGGGCTGTTGTTTTCCAGATGCCAGCACCGCGCGCGCCAAAGTCCCAATTGGGCGAGCCGGAGCTTACCAAAACGCTGCCGACTGTTTCCCACTCTGCATCGTCTCCGCTGCGATCATCGCCCCCGCCACTCTGCCCCCATCCTTCGGCGCACCCGCAAGGGTCGCAAGTATCCTTGATAATTGGGTGGAGCGAGGGCATTAAGGATAAACCGAAACGGGCACATAATAATATGTGGTCACTTGATTAGAGCAACTGGTGAGAGCCACCGACCACTGCCGACTGTCGGCGTTCACGTCAACGTACTGCTCGCCGTTCGGCCCCAGCTCTGCCAATGAAAGGCAGTAGATGATGTCGCCCACCTTGTAGCTTGGCCGGATTAAGGCATTTGAGAAAGGCTGATAAAACAGCCGGAGGTATTGCGGGAGCAGGATTTTCTTAACGTCGGTCGAGCCCTTGATGCGCGCGCTGATATAAGTGCCATCATCAACGCCTGTCCTGTTATATGGATTCTCCGGCAACTCAGCGGCGGTCGTGACCTCCATCTCAAGAATTGAGCTGCCGCCACTCGCTCCCGCTGCCTTGCTTCGCAAGGCTAAAAATGTCCCCTGCGTTGTCCGGCTGACCATTATGTCAGGCGACGGCATCACCTGATTGTTCCTCGCCAAGCCCTCCACCTGCTTGAGTGCTTGCCCGCCAAGAGCCGCGCTGGTGGGAATGCTTTTGACTGGCGGGTTGGTGAAGGCCATTAGTAAGTCGCCTGTTGGTAAAGATAATCGTTCCAGTCCTCGGAGTGCCAATACTCCTGCTCAATGCTCATCTTGGTTCGTTCGTATTGAACGCTTGGGGCTTTCTTTAGCCACTCGCCATAGTCCGGCATTGCAAACTTCAAGCCCGTCGGCACTCCCTCCTTGTTTTCCATCTGCCAAGTGTTCACGCGCTTGTTAACATTCGTAAGCCCATAAATATCCTTGGTCGAGGTCGGCAAGGTGATTGATTTGCGCAGCACATATTGTGATATAATGTAGGAATCAATGCCGTCGCGGAAGTAGGTGAGAATTATTTTTGCCGCAACGCAGCATTTGTTGTTCACGTGAACCCACGTTGACGAGCCGAAGCCTGTCCCAGATTTGACGCTGCAGACGTAAGCCTTGTCGTTGAGTACATCCACCCAAATGCTGCCAACGCTGAATTGCCGCCCTGTTGAAGCCTCAACCGCAGCCGCGCCAGCCGCGCCAGTATTAGGGTCAGCCGCCCCGTTCATTTCATTGTATAAATCGTATTTTACAGCATACGGCGAGACATCGCTTGCAGTGCAATCCCACCCTGCAATAGTGGCGTCAAATGTTCCTTCTTGGCCAACTCGCTCGGCATTCTCCCGCAGAAATTTGTACTGCGTTGGGCAGATGTTTGCGAGCGAGCGAATCGTTGGGTGCGTCCAGATGCTTTTTTCATAGTCCGATGCCTGTAAGCTCCACGTCGTAGACTCAACGCCTGAGCCAATGTCATCATCGGAGCTGATGTCCAGCGTGGACAGGCCACCGCCCGCAGGTGTGATTTGCAAATTAACAGTTGCAGGTGTTCCGGCGTCGTCGTCGGTCTTTTCCTTTTTTATCTGCGCGGCGAGCGCGCGAATCTCTGAGTCGGTTCCGACATATTGCTTGGTAGACACCCAACCTGTAGCGGGCGAATAGCTGAGTGCGCCAGCTTGCTTTACGGGTGATTTGTCGCCATGAAGTGTGCCCATATTTTTCAGCCCCCGTTGATGATGATGTTGCGCAGTTCAGCAACATTCTTGTCTAGCTGCGTGCGCTTCTCTTGTGCCTTTACCATCAAGGCAAGCTGTTGCTTGCCGATGTTCAGCTGAGTGGTTGCCATCCCCATCCGCCCGCCGATCTTTTCCAGCTTGTCCCCCTTGAAGCCAGTCCATGCGGTGAGGCGTTTTGCTGCCGCGCCCTCTTTCTTTTGTTTCTGGGCGGCGGCTTTTAACTGTTCTTCTGTTTCTGCCTTTTGCTTTTCAACAAGTTCCTGCTGGCGCACAAGTTGCTCGTCGCGTTTCTTTTTCCTTTCTGTTTTTTCATCCTCCTTCTTCTTCTCTTTGGCTGCCTGTTCGTTTGCGATGTCCTTTCTGGCGGCCTGAAGGGCTTCGCCTTTGTATCCAATCCCAAGCCATTCCTCTGCTCCCCCAAGTCCCACCGCGCCAAGGATGCCAGAGGCGGCGTTCAACACGCCTTGCACTGAATAATTTCCCTCAATGATCGAATCTGAAAGGGCCTCTGACGCTACCCGTTGCTGGGCCTCCCACTCCGCCGCCTCAGTGTCATATCGCTCAAACGCCGCACCAATCCCGCGAGACTTGAATGCTTGCCAGCGCGTATCTATTTCCGCCATTTTCTCGCCCGCCTCGGCGAGCTTCATGATTGTTTCTTCGTCGATGGTTGCCCCCAAGTTGCGAAACTTCTCCCGCAACCCATCCACCCCAGCCCCGAAAGTGACTAGCAACTTGTTGCCCGAGCCGCCAAAGACGGTGTTCAACGCCTCTTGAAGTCCCTGCGAGTTCGCGTCGGCATATTCCAAAGCCCGCGCGATTTTCAGAAAAAGCTGGTCGGGCTTCAGGTTCTCGACATCTTTAACCGTCACCCCCAGCATCTTGAAGGCTGCACCCAACTCCTCACGCCGCTGTTCACCGCGAAATTTTGACAGGGTGCGGTGCATATAAATCTGCATATTCTTAAACGAGCCCATTCCCTCCTCGATGGTCATGCCTGTTTGCGAGAAGGCATAATCCATTTCCTGAATGAATCCGGTTGTAACTCCAAACTTTTCCGAGAGGTCTTGTATCTTGCCGCCCCACTCGACGGTTTGCTTGATTTGCTGGCCGATCACCGCCGCGCCGACTCCGATGCCAAGCATTCCCGCCCCGCTTTTGAGGATGCCCCCCATCTTGCCGCCGATGCCCTTCATCTTTGCGCCAAGTGAGGTGACGGATTTCTTGGCGCGATTCATTCCGGACTGAAACGCCTTGCCGTCGAGCCCTAGTTTGCCGAATAGCTTAAATGGCATTGGTTGCTCCTCGGTTATTAATTGCCTCGGCCACAAGCGCATCGTGGTCGCGGTCTGCTCGCTCGCGCATCTCCTTGCGGTGTTCGCGGTCGCAAACAAGAATATTGCCCTCGCTCTCATGCCACGCATAATAATCCCACATTGCTTGAACGTAGGGGCAGTCGAGAGCCTCGGCGGGTGAATAGTTGAGGTGACTTTGCAGCGTCGACTTGACGTGCTGCAGAAATGGCGTGCCGGATTCGGCGAGGGAATTTCCGCCCTCGCCCAAGCTGATAGTGCTTGGAGCCTCGGTTCCTTGGTCAATGTAATCTACCAGAGCGAGCATTTTTTCATCCCAATCTATTCGCTTAAATGGCGAGTAGCGGAAGAGCCAGAAACGGATTTTCCACTCAAGCCAAGGGTCTTGAAGGGTGGGGGTGATGTCTGCCGTTTCGCGGGTGCAAACCAGAATCGCCAGAACAATCTGGTCGGGTCTGGTCGCTGGAGTAATGCCCAACCGATCAAGGAAAAGCAGATGCCCAACGGACAAGGGCTGCAACTCTTGCCCCAGAATTATTGTTGGCTCTGGTAAGGCAAGGCGCAGGTAAGTTTCATATTCTGAGGCCACATTATTCGCCCTCGTCCTCTGCTGCCTTTTTCGGCTTTCTAGGCTTCTCAGCCTTCTTGCCGCCGCCTAGGGCATTCACTTTGCCGGAGCTTGCCGCGCCCTTGGGGGCAGCACCTTGCACACATCCGCCTGTTGATTGTTCGTCAGCCATTATGGGGTAATGCTGTCGTAGCTAGTCAGTGAAAGGTCAAACTCAACCACGCCATCCTGCTTGCGCGATTTGGTCGAGGTATCGCAAATCCAATCGCCATTAATGTCTGCGTCTCCGCTTGTTACCGTAACCTTATCGCCTACGCCGGGCTGGGAAACCGACGACGCGCTTGTGCCGCTTGGGTAGCATTTTAGGCCGAGGGTCTTGCGTCCGTTGTAGTAATAAATGGTGGTGAGCTCGCCATCCTCGTCAGCCACCTCCGCCTTGTCGGCTTCCTTGCCCAAGTCCTCGCCCGTAAACGTATAGCCGCCCGTCACTGCTGCGGTGTAGCCCGTCATGTTTGTCGTACTTACCCCCCAGATGATTGCAGTTCCTTTTGTGACGGCCATCGATTTTTTTCTCCCAAATTTCCAAGGGCATCATCGCCCTTTTATTTTGGTGGATTGTTCGGGTTTGGGGTCAGGCCGCGCCGGTCTTTCTTGCCGCCTCCTGCAATTTTCGCTCGATGTAGACCTTCATTGACGCGCGTTCCTTGGCGAAAGCCTTCCCTAATGCTGGCTCGCCAAACGCTCTTGCGGCGTCGGCTTGACTGTATTTTGAGCCGTGCGTGGTGCGGTCGCTGTTCTTTTGTGCGCCCGCTGCGTTGGTGAATGTGGCGGTGGGCCTGAATGTTCTTTTGCTGATTTTGGCGGGGACTGCGGTTCCGAGAATCTGGCCTTTGCGCTGTTTCGCACCCTTGATGTTCTTGATCTTTACCCGCCCCGCCCTTCGCATCGCGCCGAGCGGCCTTGTCCAGCCCGCCTTAATATATCCCACGCTGGCAATCCTTGCGGCGATGATGCGCTTGGTCGCCTCCTTGCGGCTCGCGGGCATTGATTTTCCGCGAACATATTTCATCATAATTTCCCTGCCAAAAAGCGAGCCGATCCAGTTCTGCCCGTCCTTCGACCTGACCCATTTGCGAATCTCACCTTTGTCGGCCAACTTCGTCCCTTCTCCAGCGGCGTGGATGATGTAAGCGGCCTTGGTGTTAAGGGCTTCGGGCAGTGTTTTCGACGTGCATAAGCTCATATACTTCTCAAAAGTCTTGTTGAACTCCTTGCTGTTCAACTCCAGAAGGATGCCGGGGTGCGGCAGCTTGATTCTCGTTGCCATTTTACGTTGTCATGTAGGTGTACACTTCCACCCGCACCACATCTTCAATGCGCTCATCATCCATCTCGCCGCGATCAAATCCGGCAATCCTGATGGCCTTCACCTCCACCTCGTTCGCGTAACCCGTTACCCCTCCACTCAATGAAGCGGCCACTGCATTGCTGTCGGTCGCAAGCCACTCAAACAGGTTGCCGACAATCTGGTTGTGATTGTCAAAGGCGGTTTCGTAAGCCTCGTCGGCATCACCCGCTGCGGTGGTAATGTCGGTGCTGCTCGCAACGGTAATTTCAACCGTCATATTGTAATTGCTTGAGTAATCTGGTTCCTCATCGCCTCCGCTGATGACCACGCGCACAAGCGGCAGCTTGATTCCATAGCCAACCGCCCCACGTACTGCGAGCGGAACAGTTGCCGCCTGACTCCCTGCGAGATCAGTCGCCCAACTCTCGCCCGCGATTGCATCCACAATCCGCTTTTCAAGAATCGTTGCCGGAGGTAGCCAGCTCATCGGGTTTGTTCGCAGCGATAAACTGCAAAGGCTTCGTTGGGTGCTTTGTCGATTCCGCCGATTGAATAGTTGCGGGTATTAAAAACGATGCGTTCCTTGGCTTGCGGCTTTGTCCCGCTGCCAAACTGGTCAAGCCGGACAATTAGCGAAACGCTGTCACCCGCCTCGGCTCCATACGCACCCGCCAAGATGTCGCGCTCCTCCGTTGAGACAAGGCAGGCGTAGGTGGTGGAGTTCCAGACAAATGTGTCAGGGAAATCCGCCTCAAGCTCAAGCAGGCCGTCTGCGATTTCAGTTTGTATGCTCATCTCAAAAAAGGGCGGTGACAGTATGTCCTGCCACCGCCCCTGCTTTAGTTCTCCACCCTTCGGCGATCCGTTAGGATTAAGTGGTTGCCATTGTGCAGAAGCTGTCGGCGTGGCGTACGCCCACATCTGCGAAACGGCTAACGTGGATTCGGAGCAGACCAGTCAGCGCGAGGCTGTAAGGGTCAACCACCAGATCAACACCGCTGCCCCACTCGGCAACAATCAACTGGCTGAAATCGCCAAAGATGAGCGTCGTCGCTGGTGACTGCGTGGTTGCTTCTGCGCGGTAACCATTTAGGTCTGCGCCTTCCATAATGAAACGCCCGCTGCCGCTGTCCACGCTCGTCTTGCGGAGCGTAGCCTTGTCGGCTGGGGTCATCACGTAGGCCAGTGAACCGGCCAGCGCGTTGTCAGTTTCAACCGCTGCCTCGATGTCTACCACGTCGGCGTAGGCTGGATCGGAGCCAGCCATTGTGACGGTGTTGATGCCGGAGGTGTTGGTTATGCCGGTCGGCTCATTCGAGCTGCCGCTGCCTTGGATTGCGGCCTTGTCAATCGCGAGGCTCAACTGCTTGTTGAGGTCGTCGCGGATGATGCCTTCCACGTCGTAGCTGGCTTGCGTAATCAACTGCTTGCTGATTTCGCTGTAAGCCGCCACTCGGTTCGGGCTCAGGCTCAACTGCGCAACGGTCATTGTCGACTCTGTTGCCGCAGCATTCTCTGCCGTCCAGTAGGCTGTCGCGCTTCCACCTTGCGGCAGATTCACGTTACCAGATAGGCCGGACAATACGCGCGCGCCAAGCTGCACCACAAGTGGCACTGCTGATAGCGCGTCGATGAACTCGCCATTGGCCGTTTCCACCAGATAACTGCCGCCAGTTGCTTCGGCGGTCAGGTCACGCTTTAGGGCGAACACGTCATTGGGGACGTAGAAGCCTTGCGCGGCGCGGCCAGTGCGGATTGCGATCTCTTTGCTGATCTCAGCCTCGTATCCTGCAGGTCGTCCAGTTTCGCTTGCGCAGCGAATGGCACTCACCAGCGAGTAGCGTTTGACCTCGCGGTCGTTCAATCCAAGGTCGGGCTCGCTTTGTGGCTCAACAATCGGTTGGGCCTCGGCGTTCCGTTCCATTAGGTAGTTCTTGAAGTCGTCAGCAGACTTGCCTTCAGCGATGTGATCCACCGCTTCTGCGGAGGCATCAAACTTGCGGCCAAGTTCGGCGATCTCGGTGGCCCGTTTGTCGGGCTTCACTTCAATCCGCACCTCTTGAGCAACAGGCTGGGGCTGGTCTTGCGTCGGGGCTTCCCTCGTTTCAATGGTCTTTTCTTTTTCGTCCATTTTTTTGGGTTCCTCGTTTAGGTTAATTTCTGTTGGTTTGTTTTCATCGCTGCGCCCTACGCCAACATTTCCGTCGGCAGGTATTGCAACCAGCGATATTTCAAGCGGAAGCCAGTCAATCGCGCGCAAGGTTTCCAGCCCCGCTTCTGCTTTTTCCTTGGCAAATTCGTTCACTTGATAGCCGACAGATACCAACCGCCGGATGCCATCGCGAACGTCTTGAAAGATTTCCTGGCCGAGTGCGCTCTTGCTGAACCGCACCACCGCGCGGCCCACCTTGTCATCGTCCACTCTGGCCGACTCGATCACGCCGACCTGTTGGTTGCGGTCATGCTCGATCAGCAAGGGTGCGCCATCGTTCAGGCGCGAAAGGTCAACACTCTCTGGAGAGTGATCCAGCACCTCCGTCCCGAACGCCCGTTCAACCGGCGACTCGCTTGAGAATGAAAGCTCAACGGTTCTGGCATCCTCATCCACCGCCGAGCGGTCGATCAGTTGCACCTCAAAATGTCGCACTTCGTTTTTCATAAGCCTTTTATTTTTGTTGATTGTTCGGGTTTGAAGCCAGCCACCGCGCTCATCATTATGCTGACGGTTGCGCTATCCAGCCCGAGGCTTTCAAGCAATTCAGTGGCAGCGGCGGGCGGCATTTGTTGAGTAATTACCTGCTCCAAGACGCTAATTGCTGCCGATATTTGTGCCCCGTTTAGGCTGTTTCTGGCATCATCTTCAGGCTGTTTTTCGGCATTTTCAGGTTGTTTTTCGGTCGGGTTTTGGGCCTTTGGAGCCTCCCCAACGGCATCAAAATCGCCCAAATCTTCAGTCGGTTTCGGGCTGTTTCCGCCATCCACCTTGAGCCCCTTGGCCTCGGCGAGTTGGTTGTCGGATTCCAACTCGGCAAAGGTGTCCACAATATCGCCACCCGCTTCAGCGATGATGGCTTGGCGGCTCTTGAAGCCGTTGGCAACCGCGATCACGCTGGCTTGCGTATCCTTCAAAGGGTCAACCCATTGCCACCGTCGCGGCCTCCATTCCACCGCGCTGAACTTCTCCATCTTGGCGGCGGGCAATTCCAGCTTGCCGCTCAAGAGCGCGTAAGGTAGCCAAGCATCAAAGATCGGTTGTATCAGGTGCGCCACCATCCAGTTCTGAATCTGCCGCCACTCCTCACGCTCCTCCAAAAGCCCCGCGCGGATGCTGCTGTAATTCACGCCCTCAAGATCGTTGGCGAGCGAGGTGTAACTGACGCCAAGGCCGGAGGAGATGCCGCGCAAACAGGCTTTGACATAATCGTTGTAGTTCGCTGTTGGGTGCGAAGGGTCAAACGTCTTGAAGTCTGTCCCGTATGGCAGCTCCTCAAATGCTCCCGGCTCTGCTTGGGTGATTAGGTTGCCCGAATCATCCTGCTCGCCTTGGTATCCTTCGCCCTGTTCGCTCTTGATATAAAACCCCATCTTGGCGGAAGCAACGCGCGCGGCCACCAGCTCGGCCTCCTCGTAACCCGACAGCATATTGAGCCGAGACATTGCGCTGGTTAGCCAAGGCACCCCCACCGATTGATGCGCGCGCTCTGGCATATATGCGAAAATGATTTGCTCGGCTGGGATGCGGCTGGTGCTGGTGGGCTTGCCCATCTTGAACTCGTCGCCCTCATGCCCGTCCATTATGTGATAGGCAACGGGCTTTTCCCACTCATCCAACTCAACGCCCATCCGGACGATGTTGCCGCTCTTGAGCTTCACGTTGGCATCGTTGTTGAGCAGGTCGGCCTCTAAAATCTGAATGGCAAAGCGGTGCGGGTTGTTGTAGTTGGTCACCTTGCGAACGATGCAGGAGCCGTCGCGCGCCACGCTCCGCAGGATCAACCGCTGCGCGTCCTGCCACGCTTGCGTTCCGGTGACGGTGCAATTTTCCATCCGCCCCCAATCGCGCCAAGCCGCTTCAACCTTCGCATTCGCTGCGGTGTCAAAGCTGCCATCCTCGTCCTTGGCCTTTGCTTGCAGCCTGATGCCTCCCGCGCCCAGCACGTTGTTCTCCAAAATCTTGAAGTAACGGCGCACATAATCGTTGTCGCGTTCCAGCTGTCTTGACCGCGCCCGCAGCGTCTTGATGTCGCGCCTGATTTCGGTGTTGGCCGATTGTGTTTGCGTCGTCCAGTCGCTGGTCAGGCGGGTCTGCTTTGCTGAAGTGTAGCCGCGCTGTTTGGAGTAGCCGAAACGGCGGGCGATGCGGTCGAGGAGTTTCATGCGTTAAACCTTGGGCAGCGGATTGGTTGAGGTGCTGGCTCCAAAGCGGGTGAGGATGGTGCGCCCTGTTCCCATCCCCAGCTTGATATTCTCGGCGGCGAGCTCCTCCTTGTACCACGCCAGATAGCGGCCACGCATCGCCATCAATTCCTCATGCGGTATGCGCTTAATTGCAACGCCTTCAATGGAGCTTTCCAAAATCTCCTTGGTCGCCCTGTTCTCCAGCACCGCCTCGATGGCATCGAGCGTTTTCTTGACGTGGGTGCGGCCATCGTAGCTTGAGCCAGCCGCTTCAAGGTCGGCCAGTATCTCGATTGTCCCGCTGTAAACGGTGTAACGCTCGCTCCCTTTCTCCACCCATCCGAGCACATCGTAAACGCCAGAGGAGTAGTCTGCGGAGGTGGCGGCGGTTATCGAGACGAGATGTTTCTTGCCGGAGGCAGCGGCGGTGATGTCGATGGTTGAGGAGTTTCCACGAAAGGCATATTTTAGCACCCAAGAGTCAGCGGCGGAATAATCTGCTAAATCCTTTTCCCATTTGATCGTATCACCCGCCCGCGCGGCATCTGGTTCCTTTGTCGCAATGTCAACAGCCATTTATTTTGGGGATTTGTTCGGGTTAAAGGGCGGCGATTTCGCGGGTGTAATCATACCGGCCACCCCTTCAAAGTGCCTGACGTTGCAACCTCGCGGTCCGTTTTTTGACCGATTGCCCGTTTCACCGCCATTCGTTGATGTATCCGCCTCCGCGCCGTTTCGGCTTGATGGTCGCCTCGTCCTCATCATTGCCCTTCGCCATCAGCCGCGCGATGGCGTCAAAGTTTGGGTTCAGGATTTCCAGAGCGGCCATATTGTAAACGCGAATATCGAGTGCCTCGTTGCGCGGCCTGATCTTGCGGTAATAGCGAATGGCAAAGCCGTTCTGGTATTTGGTGCGCACCTCCTCGGCGGTCAGTTGCTTAAAATACTCCTCGTCGTATCCGTACCCGTTTGGGAAATGTTGAAAGCCCGCGCCCTCGTCCTCGATCTGCAACCGCGCAAATAGTGTGTCCTTGATCGCGCCGGTTCCCAAAGTCCAGAGCAGCACCCGCGCATTCTTGATGCTGCGCTTGTGGATCGGTGGCGCACCCCGTACCGGCGAGCCCTTCACCGCATAAATCCTGTTGGCCGCTCGCGCCCTCGTATATTCGTAGACCCTGCTTGTTGCATAACCAGAGTCGATGGCGGTGGCCGCTATCTTCATCACCGAGCCAGCCGGATGGTTCCAAGTTTTCGCAAGGTGCTTGTCCAAGACATCCCACACCCCTCGCTGCTCCGGCGATCCAGCCAGCACTTTGTATTCGATGCCCCAGCTCTCGCCGTCGGCAGCGTGACCCAGCACCTCGACCTCAAGCCGATCGTCCTGGACATCAACCGCCGCAGTCAAAACCATAACGCCTTCCGGTAACATATCACCGCCATACAATTCGCAGCGCGCAAGCAACGGCTCGCTCTCAACCTTGTCGCCTTCATCCTCCCACGTCTCGGCCAAGAACGTGTTGACCCAAACCTTGAGCATCTGCTTTCCGCTGGTCTTTGCCGCAAGGAAATTCTCGGCGAACTCATGCAGGTAGGTTGTGAACTGCCGCTTCTTTCCCATTATCCTATACAGGCCGGAAAGGTGGTAGCCGCGCACCCTGCGGTTCGGGTAGGTCGCGCGCCACTCGCCTTTCAAAATCATCTTGATGCGGTCGGCGTCCTCGATGTCCTCGTTGCAATGTTTGCAAACGTAAACCGCCTCGCTGGTCTTGTCCTCTGGCCAAGTGACTTGGCTCCACTCCAGCTTGTGAAATGATTTGCAATGCGGGCAGGGACAGTACCAATACCGCTGGTCGGAGTCCTCGAAATATTTCTCAATCCGGCTCGCGTTCTTGATGGTGGGCGTGCTGGCCTTTATCAGAGTGGCGTCGTGGAAGTTTGAAGCGCGCGCGTCGGCCAACATACAGGGGTCGCCCTCGGTTCCTGCGCTCGCCTCGTAACTATCGATCTCATCCTGCAAGACCACGCGCGTGGAAATCTGCCGGAGCGATGCGGGTGAGTTGCTGCCCGCGATCACCAGAAAACCGCCGGCATAATCCTTGCTCAATACGGTGTTGCCGGAATCGCGAGAGCGGGGGTCTTTGACCTTGCCGCGAAGGGCGGGCGTTTCGCGGAGCATCATTGCCAGCTTCTTGGTTGACCACTTGCGCGCGGTGTCGAGCGTTGGGTAAACCGCAAGCATCGGCGAGGGGTTGAGGTGGATGAAGAAGCCAATGGCGTTGAGCAGGATTTCGGTCTTGCCCATCTGCGCGGCCCACATCAGAACCGTCTCGCCAACCGTCTCGTCGGTGAACGATTCCATCGGCTCCTTCTGGTACGGCAAGCGGTCGTTGCGAAACTTGCCCGCCTCCGGCGAAACGCCTCGGCCTAGGTAACGGTACGCCTCGGCCCACTCAGCCACGTTCATCTTCGGCGGCGGCCTCCAGAGGGTCGTTGCCCTCATCAAGTCCATCGTCAGTTTCGTCCTCCCTGATGCTCTCATAAGTTTTCCGCTTTGACAGTTCGGCCAAAGCCTCCTCGATCTCCTTCCGGAGTTCCTGCCGTTGGTGCTCGTCAAACCCCAGCCGCCCGCTGATCTTGTTCTCAAGGCCAAGCAACTTCTGGCGCGCGATCATCACCACGCCCTGCCAAGCCCGCACCACGCTCTCGGCCTCAAGCGAATTGCCCATCATCCGCGCCAGCTTCAGTTCCTCAATCTTGCGCTCGGCGGTCAGCTTCTTGCGCTTCTCGTCCTCAATGGATGAGTGCCGCTTTTTTGACAGTTCGCGGTAGTAACGAAACAGTCCCTGCAACGTCGCCGCGAATTGATACTGCCCGTTGAGCGGCGGCGGAAAGTAACCGTCCTTTGCTATCTGCCGATGGCGGCGGTCAGTAACTCCTGTCAGCGCGCAGAGTTTTTCTGCGTCGATGGTTTGGGACTCTGCCACTACTTGCTGCGCGCCTTCCGTTGCTGCTCGATATACTCCTCCCGCGCTCCGAATTTCTCCCGCTCGGTTCTGCGCTTGCGTATCCGCAACAACTCATCTGTCACCGTCTCGCACTTCCACATTTGTTTCAGCGAATAATAAACGATTGTGTAGCGCATCGCATCCACGCGCTGGCGGCGGATCGGTGTTACGCCATGAAGGATTCCTTGGCCGTCAAACATGAAAAATGTGCTGTCCTTTAATTCAATGCCAAGACCAAATTCCGGCAGCGCAAGATGCCCGCCCTCGATGCCGTCCTTGAGCGTTATCATACCCGACCAAACAGCCTTGTAGTTGCCAGCGTCAAAGTGATATTTGAGAGGATTATTCTTGTTCACAATTCCGCTGGTGAAGGGCATCCCGTCAACGCGATATTGCGCGTTCAAATTCTTCTCAGACATTGCATCGTGATAGCAATAAAGCGACGGGTTGAGGTCGGAGTAATATTGAGCAATCAGCTTGCCCGCATCCATAAGGGCGGTGTGCTCCCTCGGAAATTCTCCGGCCAGTTTCGTTGCAGAGCAGAAGTCTTTCCGGAGAGCCTTGCGCGGCTCAAAGCCAAAGACTCTGCTGGTTGTAACCATTCCGCCAGTGCGGCTTTGCAAGCTGTACGGAATCCGGTTGCATACATCCCTCACCCACTCCAGAGATTCAGTTGGGGTGATGTAAAGCAGGATGAGTTTGCCGTCCTCATAAAGCGCGCAGTCATTTGTAATGAGGCGGTCATAATCATCCTCCACTGCGCTTCGCTTTTTGTATTCAGCCAGGGCGACCCCTCGCCGCTCAACGTCGATGCGTTCCGGTTCAGCTTGGCTCGTCATAATTGATTGCAAAGATTATGTCGTCGATGAAGCCGCCCCAAAGTCCTGCGATCCCGTTGTGCTTCTGGTTGTGGTAGCTCTTGGGATACTTGACCACCTCAAAGGACTGCTTGAGGGTTTCCACTATCCTAAAAAATTTCGCCATATCCCGCTCCAAGGTAAACGAGTACTCGAACACCAGCTTGCGGATTCCTTTCCATTCCTTTTTCTTTTCAAGTATCTCAACCTCTGCGCCTTCAATATCCATCTTGACGCAATCAATGTCTGGATGCTCCTTGAGCAAGTCGTCAATCGCCCTGACCTCAACCGCTATGGATGTTGCCCCTCGCTTATATTTTCGCAGCAACGAATGCCGCCAAGTATTTGGAGCAATGTTGAAAGCCGCCCTGCCTCCTCTCCAGCCCACCGCAGCATTGCAGATTGTTATGTTGTGGCCGCTTGCGTTTTTCTTCAGCAACTCAAAGTTGCTCGGCTCTGGTTCATAAGCGTAAACCTTCGCTGCGCCGTTCTCGATTGCGTACAGTGAAAAGCAACCGATGTGGCCACCAGCATCAAGCCATACGTCGCCGCTTTCAATTCCGAATCCAATCATGCGCTTCTTGTAAGCGTTCTTGGTGAAGATTTCGGCAATCACCTTTTCGTCGGTTGTGCCTTCGCGGTAAATCATTCCACACTTTCGGCGTGATGGTTTAGGGCAAGAGTGAAAGCCTCTGTATTGGTTTCAAGGCTTTCCGCCGCCTTCACCTTTTCCAAGGTTTCGCAGATGCCGGCATATTCCTCACTGTCATAAAGCAGGACAATCTGCCGCACCGATGTTGCTGAATACTGCTCCTCAAAACGCCTTCCAACTTCACCGTCACCGGCAAATTTCACGCTGTCTGTATTATATTCCAGCGGCTGCAATGCGCTCTCAAGTTCCTCCAGTTGCTTCTTGGTAAAGCCTGTTGTTTCTATCCTGACCGAATCGGCCTCCAGTTCTCCAAGCAGATTTGTAAGTGCGGCGTTGTCCATCGTTGCAAGCTCGGCAATCCTGTTGTCAGCAATCATGTGCGCCCACTCGTCGGCCTCGTTCTCAAAATCCTGAAAATCGACCGGCACCATTTTCTGCTTCAGCAAGCGAGCCGCCTCAAGTCGGCCATGACCAGACACAATGAATCCGGATTGATTTGAAACCTGAATGCTGTTGCGCCAACCGCGATGGCGAATAATTTCTGCAAGCAATGCAATCTGCGCGTCGCTATGCCGGTTGGGGTTCTTGGGGTTTGGTACTAGCGACTCCAAGGCCACCATTTTGTTATGCG